AGAAGGTAAAACAGGCAAAATTCTTGCATATTGCAAACCTGTGAGAAAAAATTAATCCCTCAGACGCTCATACAAAGGCGAAACAAAGTGTCCGTGTGTGATTACATCCTAGAAATACTTATCTTTCTCTACGCTTACAAAACAAGCGTTAACCAACTTCTCCCCAGTTTTGACCTAATTCTACATCAACCTCAAAGGGAATATTAAGGTCTGGAATACATGTTGTCATAATTTCTTTTATTTTTTTAACTTGTTCATCATTTTCAATATTAAAACACAATTCATCATGCACTGTTAACATAGGACATAACCCTTCCGAGTAACAATCGACCATTGCCTTTTTAGTTTGATCTGCACTTGAACCTTGAATCAATCTATTTAAAGCTTTATATGTAAATGCTCTTTGAATATTTTGATATTCTTTTACGGCTTGTTCTAAAGGTAATGCTCTTTTAACACCAAATCCTTTTGGCTCCCACATATCAAAACGACATTTTCTTCCAGAGTGTGTTCTAATCATACCTTTCTCTTGAGCAAAATTTGATACCCTTGTTGCCAAATCTTTTACAAAAGGAACTTTTTGATTATATGTGTTTAACAATTCAATTGCTTCTTCTTCAGTTATAGCTAAAGTGTCGGCTAATTTTTTACGGCCCATTCCATACATAATTCCAAGATTCACAGTCTTAGCTTCTTTACGACTAATCTTTGCCATATCAGCAACCATTTGATGAAAGTCTGCTTTTCCTTCCTTATACATGGTTACTACTTCATCTATTAAATAATGTCTGTAACTTTCTCCAGCATTCGCACAATAATGAGCTAACCATCTTGGCTCTTGGGATGCATAATCAAAAGAACCCCACTTACATTTTTCTTCTGGAATAAACAATCCTCTTATTGCTTTCTTGATTTCTAAATCTCTAGATGGTATTTGTTGTAGATTAGGGTTACTAGAACTAAAACGACCAGTTACAGTTCCACCATCATCAGTTCGGAGAGGATGAAAATCACAATGTATACGACCATTATGAGCATGATTCAAAATTGTCTCAACAAAAGTTGTATTCGCTTTATTAAGTTCTCTAATTTTCACAATCTTTTTTGCCACGGGATGAGAATGATTAGAAAGAAATTGTTTTGTGAAAGAGGGCGACCTGCTTTTTTCTGTGCGAGAATATTGAAGTCCAAAAAAGTCAAAGACCTTTGCTATAGATGTGCTGACCCAAGGTTCAATCGCTATGCCAGTGTCCTTAGTTATTTCATCAAGTAACTTTTTTTCTTGTTGAGCCATTTGCTTCTTAGTTTTTTCGGCTTCATCCACATCTACTCTTACACCTCTTGTTTTCATATCTAAAATAACGGGTATCAAAGATGACTCTAATTTAAAAATACTAACGCATTCCTCTTTTTCTAAAATAGGCATCAAATGGTCACATAATCTTAGTGTAACTCCTGCGTCTTTTTCTGCGTATGCTCCAACATATTTTGCAGGTAATTTATACATCTCTGCTTTTGGGTCTACTCCAAACTCATTAGCAGCACTTCTTAAAGTTTTTTCGCTCTTAAACTCTTGTAAATAGTCAGACACTAAACTATTTAAATTATAGAACCTTCTATTTTCATTAATTAACGGAGCCATAATCATGGTATCTATAATAGAACCTTTTACTTCTATTCCCTCTGCCCTTAACCAACCTAAATCATACAATGCATTGTGAAAAACTTTTGGTATGTCTGGAGTGTTCATTTGATCTTTTAACCATCTAAGAACAAGTTTTGAGTCTAAATTTCCAGAGGAGTGTCTTATTGGATAATATCCTTGAAAGTCTCCCGCAGCGATTGCAATACCAATAACATGTCCATCTTTTCTACACCAACCAGGCCCTAACTTAATTAAATTTGGATCTTTCGTTTCTAAATCAATTGCAATTCTTGAAGATTTGGTTAAGTCAGGAAAAGTGTTTGGGGGAGACCAATCAAGGTCAATGTTACCCCAAGACATATCTTTTATGTCTTGATCTAAAAAATGATATTGATGATTTTTATTTGTCATTTTTTTCTTTCTCTACAAACTCTCCACCGAGACCAGTATATCCTCCAATATCAATCCAACTATCTGTTTTAGAAGGAGAGTATATTAATCTAGCTATTTTCAAAAGAATCAAACATAAAACAACTTGAAAAACTGTAACTTTAATTCCAAAAACCACAGACCATAATTCAGCAACTCTTTTATGATTCTCATAAGCAGGTCCATAATCCTCTGCTCTATCTATGTTAATTAGCTCTATCGCTTTTTTTAGTATTTGTTCTCTGTTCATATGATATATCCATTCTCATCTTTGCTTTCTACGATATGTAGACTTTTACGAGCACGAGTAGCACCAACATAAAAAACTCTATGTTCGCTATCGTTGTCTCCTTTTTCTTTTATAACCTTAGGGGAGTCAAGAATTAAAGCAACATTGTCTGCCTCTCCACCTTTAGCTTTATGTATCGTTGATATTCGAATCCTCGGTTTTTTCGTGAGAATATATTCTCCCCGTCTACGAGCCGATGTTATATAAATTCGTTGATTATCTGTTACATTAACAACTTCATACCACTTCATTTCTTTATCTAAATTCAAAATAGATCCTATCTCACTTTTTAATAAATCATTTAAAGTGTAAGTATTTTCTGGATCTAACTGTTCTATTTTCTTTTTTCCACCATGACCAATAATTCCTTTTTTGGTTTTCCTTGAAAATTCTATCCACTGTTGAACACTTAAACTTTTGTCTTTGCACAATTGAATCCATGTTTGTATACTATTAATAATCCCTTCAGACACAGACCAACCTGTGCCTTCTCTCCAAAAGAAATAACCTTCATCCTCAAGTTTTTTAGAAATTTCAGAAAGTATTCTATTTGTTCTTGCAAGTATATACCATTCACCTTCATTAAAGTTAATATCCATTATATCAAAATAAAAAGAAACAAGACCTTCTTCCTCACGAGGTTTCCAATCTTTCTGCTTTCTGGTAGTAACCTTTCTTATAATATTTTCTGCTACCTTATGAATAGAGTAAGGAACTCTATACGATTGATCAAGAATAATTGAATTTTGTGTGGAATGCAAAAAATCAATTACGTTTGCACCAGCCCAATTAAAAATACATTGGTCATCATCCCCAGCATAATAAGCTTTTTTAGAATTAGGCAACAAACACTCCTTGACCATTGACCATTGTATTGGAACTAAATCTTGTGCCTCATCTACAATTAAGAGATCTAAATCTGGACCTGTTCCTTGTTTTAAAAATTCTAGCAGCATATCAGTAAAGTCAATTTTTTGATGTATTCTTTTATAATCTTCGTATGCTTTTTTAACCACGGGTAAATAATGTCTGTGTAAATTCATATCGCCAAAATCATCAAACTCTGCCATGACATCTGTCTGTTTTAATCGAGCCATATTAATTATATAAAAATATTTATCGCCATTACTTGTTCCAGGATTATACAAATCTCCCTCTTCAATATTTATTTTTTCCTCTTTTTGAAAAACAATACCTAACTTTTTACCAAGAAACCTCATGTCAGCAGGTGTGATAACATCTTCCGCTTTCATTCCCACCCAACGAAAAGCAAGAGAATGCAAAGTTCTAAAATGAGGAAAACATTTTTGATCTAAATTAAATTTCAAACAAGCTCTGTCAATCGCCTCTTGAGCGGCTTTCTTTGTAAAAGATAAAAAAGCTATTCTCTCTGGATTCGTGCCTTCGGCAATAGCATTCTCCATTATCTCTAATAGTTTTGTAGTTTTGCCTGTGCCTGGAGGCCCGTAAATAGCCGTTTCTTTATTTTGATTCATGACAAACTGCCGTTGCATCAATTCTTGTTGCTTTAGGAAATAATGTTTTTGCTTCATCTTTAAACCAATCAACGACCATTGTTTTATCGCCAACACATTCTTCCCGTGTTTTAAATTCAATCTTTGGACTATAAAAATTACAAATAGACTCTCCTCCCAAATGTCTTGGTTGTTCTTTAATTACAATGCAAAAAGCTACAATCATGTCTATCAAAACGGAACCTCATCTTCAAATTCAACCTTTGGAATATCTACTTCTTCTTTTACTTCAGGTATCCACCAAACACGAATCGTTTTCCACTTACCATCTGTTGTTCTAAATGCTTTTGAATCGCTACATTTACCTCCAGAATTAATTTCTTTAATTCTCTCTTGTATTTGACCTTTTGAATAATGTGTAAACCCTTTTTGTCTTAAAAATTCTATAAATGAATCAACCTTAAAATAAACAAATCCATCCATAATCCAGGGTTTGCCAACCAAAAGTTCCTCTGCTGATTGTGCTTGAACTCTTCCATGACAAAATGCCTCAAGTAACTGCATAAACTGTCCCTTGTAAGTTAATTCCTCTGGAACTTCTATTTCATTCGCCTCTGCTAATAAACTATTAATTAACACTTGCCAATCGCTCTCTTTAACTTTTGGAGGCATAAAATTTTGTTGCTCTAAACATGCAATCTGAAATTTAGATTGTGATTGCAAATCAAAACTTGTTAGTTCTAATCGTCTGCCATCTAAATCTGCAAAAAATACTCTTGGTTCTGATTTAACAATAGATATACCTGTTATCTCAACGGCATCTACATTTGCTCCAACTCCATACTTTCTTTTCTTACACAAAGATTTATTGCAATGTGATTTAATCGGTTCTTGATTACATGTGTAAAAATATTCTTTCTTTTCTAATTGATTTTGTATTACAACAATTTCTTGTGCCGACACGGGATTTGAACAATAATCAATATTAAATTTTTCTAATAGTGTCTTCCAATTATCTGGATCCATCTTCTTAAACATTGAGCCATAATTAAATAAAGACATGTTTCTGGCTCCCTCTCCAATGCCATTTAATGCCATAACATTTAAACATGGTGGTCCTTCGGGAAAAGGTTCTGTCTTTTTTTTACCCACTTGTAGTTTGTAAAAAGCATTTGGTTTTACTTTTCTTTTATCAATTAAATCTAAAAATTCTTCAAATGTGGCTGCCTCGCCATTTTCTTTAAATGCATATCTCGTTGTTTTATCCTTATCAAAATAAGGAAGATTTATAAAATTACCTACATCGCCTCTTTCAACTAATATCTGTTCTTGTTTTGGAAATATCTCGCACCCCCCAAATCCTATCATTGATGCTATCTCCGATGCTTTATCTCTAAATTCTCCCGCACTCATCCAATCTGTAAGAAAGAAAAAAATATGTGCTCCTCCACTTTTACTTCTACATATCACACAAGGAATTTTTAACTTCTGTAATTTTTTATCTAATGCCACATGGTCAATAGGATATGTGTCAATATCCAAAGCACCGAATTTACATTTGTTTTCTTCATTTATTGGAATAGAACCAACACCAAGTCCACCTTGAAGATGACCGTTGATAAGTTCTATTGTAAGAGGAGTTCTTTTTATATAAGAATTAGCGGCTTGTTTCCCTTGCCGTCTTTCATTGGAAATTTTTGTTTCGCCATGTGCCTCCGAGAATCCCTCGAAAGCATCCATAAACCTTTGACCACTGTCCATTGTAACTCTCTTATTTTAAGGGATTCGGGTAGAGGGATAATGAAAATTTGGAGGAACCTCTACCCGAAACTGTTTAAGTTAGAATGGCACTTCGTCTTTATTAACAGAAGGAGAATCATCAAGTTCATCTGCCACGGCAGTTGCCTTTACTTCTCCCGATGCTACACTTTTATGAAACTCTTTACAATCATTATAGACTTCAAGAGAATCAACCATTCCCACTTTTTCTATTTGCCAGGAATACCAAGATCCTTTGTCATTACCATCGGCAACTGTTTTTAATTTCCACTTGTTAGCAAACATAGGAGCAGGTTTTGAAACATCCCCCACTTTAATCGTTTGCATTGACATTTGTGTAACCCAAATCTTTGATCTTCTGATTTGTGTCTTTTTCATGTCAATAATAGCAGGTTCCATCATGCCAAGCTCTTCATTTATAACTTTAACATAATGTTGACCCGTTCTAACAAGTTCGTTACCACTTGGTAAAATATCCATATTAGTTTCTTTGTCTCTTTTGACATTTAAAACATCTGGATGATCTTTTGATAGTTCTTGAACAAAACCACCTCCTTGAGATCTTGGCACGAACTCAAGCAATTTCTGTTCAAAATAGCAAGGCACAACAACAATACCTTCATCTGCTTTCCACACCTGGTGAGTTACAGTATTAAAAATATCTCCTTGTTCTGCACCTTTTATATAATCCGAATTTGTTTTAACTAACTGTGGCGACAATGCTTGTAAAATCCTTAAAAAAGGAATCTGCATATCATCTGCCGTCACATTAGATAAACCTAAACCAGAATCGGTTGCCATTTCACTCATCAAATTTGCAGGAAGACCTGCTTCTTTTTTCTTAACTACTTGATCATTCATAATTATACCTTTCTAAATGTAGCTGTAGTTCCAACATATGCACCAAACATGTCAAGATCTATGTCCTTGCCTTGTGTGATACGATCCGTAATCCAAGATTTCAAAGTCATTGGATGTATATGTGTCTTTGAACTTGGATTCATGCCTTTCTCTTCAAGATCAGCAACGACAGATTTAGCAAGGTTGTCTTGTCCCATGCTAAAACTGACAACAACATCATTTTTAATAATGTCACTTTCGCCAATTGATCTAAGCCAATTGTAAACTTCATCTTTTTTATCTTGAGGGATACTTGCATGAACAAATGGTTTTAACTGAACTTTATTACCATCCACAGTAATAGAGTCCATTCCCATTTCTTGCATGACAACGGGGATAGATTCAGTATCTACCTTATGTCTCATCGCCTTTAGATCTTTCAGATGTTGTTCGGCTTCTTTTATTTGATTTGAAAGTTTTTGACTGCTACGAATCAGAGAGGATAATTCGCTCCCTTTTTTTGCGTTAACATCATCAAACGCACTCGCATCTGCAACCATTGTTTCAAATAACTCGTTCATAATTGAACCTCCTTGTTTAAAGTTATGCCCTTCGGCTTTGTATTATCTAATGTAAACATTTTTTTTTAATCGTCAATGTTTGCATTAAAATAATTCTTAATATAAAGATAATTGTTCATTTTTATTTATTTTCCATTTAACTGGACATTGAATTGCATCAATTTCCCTTGCCATTTTTTCTGGACAACGATTAGAACTTTTATAATTTCTAGCAACATTTACACTGTCTGCCGAAGCAAAAGTCCATCTCTTACCAGACATAGCTAACCCTCTTAACATATGAATCCAAGGAACACATTTAAATTTTTTATGTAAAAAATTAAATGCCTCATCTACTCTTTGTTCCCATTTTAAATTTCCTACTTCCCAATATTCTCCACTACTGCCAAAACAAACTTTTGGAAAACTATTACAAAGATGTCCTAGATAATCTAAACTTAAATTTAAATGCCAAACGGGAGCACCTAATTCTTTAGGATATTTCCAACCTTCTAAATTTTCTAAATTTTCTTTTTCACTTCCCCCTATTACATCTGGAATTACTGCCCAAT